AGAGTATTAGACGATGAAAGATATTAACTGGGAAGAATTAGAACGGGAAGAAAAGATAAGAGTATTTGATGATGCACAAGATGAGTTTAATTTATTCTGGGCTCCTGTAGCGATGGAATTAAGTAAGAGAGGAAGTATTAATGCAATGGCGTTCAAAGGGTATTTAAGACAGATTTATAATTTAACTAAGGAGATATGAGTATGAACCGATGCACAAATTGTGAAATGAAGTACGACTCTGATTATGATAGGCATGATTGTGACAATACTCTTGATTGTGAGAATTGTGGTGAAACTCTTGCATATTGGGATGATGCAGAACAATTAGCATATACAACGCGTACTTGTGATACAGCAATTATTCAAGATACAGAAACAGATATATGGTATTGCTCAGAAAAATGTATAAAAGGTTTATGAAAAAAGCAAAAACACAGTAGTATGAAAAAACCTGACGAGATGACAAAAAATGAACTCATTGCTGAAATAAAAAACGCTACATGGACATACAAACAAGACTAGAACAACTGGTAAAAAATAATCATTATGAAACTAAATAGAATGAACATAAACAAGAGGGCTGGCCAAATAATCACCGACTACCTTGAACGGTATCCAGAGGCACGTGATGTGAAAAGCAACATGCGGCTTGTTTGGTATGTATACAGAGAGTTAGGTTGTTTGGGAGAGGATGGTATCCCAGACATACAGCATTGGGAGAGCCTTCCAATTAAGCCTTGGAACTTGGACAGAAGGATTAGGAAGCTAAAAGAAGAAAGACCTGAGTTAGACTCTACCCCTGAATATAGAAAAGAGTTACAAGAAGATAGATATGCTGAGTTTGCTAACCCTTCAAAAGCATAGCAGCGATAGCACCAAGGAATAGGGAAACAATAATGACAACAACGCGGTAGACAATATCTGTCATGGGTTTGGTAGCAATTCTGTTCTTCGTGTTCTTGATAACCTCAGTTTCTAACTTATCGTATTGCTTATCTGATCTTTTTAGTTGTTCCTTTTGCATATCGTGCAGAGTTTTTAAAGATCGTTCAATAGAACGCAAGCACTCATTTGTCTTAACTTGGCTAATTGTATTTTTCTGTACCTGGTTTTCTAGTTCTTTATCTGCCATACTGTTAGTATAGCGCAAAATATGGAAAGTCAAGGATTTATAAGCGGATGGGACTCTTTTGCAGGGTTTTTAGTTATAATAGGCATCGCTCTAGCACTATTATTTTTTATGTGGGCGAACAAATAAGATGGGTGAGGAAAAGATCATGTGGATGACAGAAACACGCAGTATTAATGATTTAGTACCTGCTGAATATAATCCACGACAATTGATGGAAAAACAAAAGGAAGCTCTACAAGCAAGCCTAGATAGATTTGGACAGGCCCAGGAAATAGCAATTAATACAGATGGGACAATAATAGGTGGTCATCAACGAATAAAGATATTGAAGGAGTTAGGATATGAGACAGTACGGGTATCGATTCCAGATAGACCTTTAACAAAGGAAGAGGAGAAGGAGTTAAACGTACGGTTTAATCAGAACATAGGAGAGTGGGATTTTGCAGCATTATCAGATAATTTTGAGTTAGATGAATTAACAGATTGGGGATTTGATTTAGATGAGTTATCAAAACAATTTGATTTATTGGTTACAGCAGAAGAAAAGGATGATGAAGTGCCAGAAGTACCAAAAGAGCCAATAGCAAAGTTAGGGGATTTATATAAGCTAGGAGAACATAGATTGCTTTGTGGTGATGCTACAAAGGTTGAGGATGTTGAGCGGTTAATGGATGGACAGAAGGCTGATATAACATTTACAAGTCCGCCGTATAACGTGGGTCATAATTTAGGATATAAAAACAAAAACGACAAATACGATGGGTCTGGAGATAATATAGAAAACTATGATCAGTTTCTTACGGATTGGGTATTACTCGCTCTTAAATATAGTCGTTATGTATTCAATAATATTCAGATGCTGGCAAACAATAAGCACGATATAATTCGGCATCTTGCAGAAGTAAATAACTATGTGTGTGATGTTGCATTTTGGAAAAAGTCGCAGGTTGCACCTGCAATGGCTGCAAACGTAATGAATAGTCAGATTGAGATGATATGGATTTTGGGTAAAGAAAACAAAAGATCAATAAATACAAGTGAGTTTAGAGGCACTGTAGCAAATTTTATTGAAACATCATCTGCAATGAAAGATAATAAAAATACAAAGATACATAACGCTACTATGCCTGTAGCGTTATGTGACTGGGTGATAAAGAATTTTACGCAGTTGAAAATGTCAATAATAGATGTGTTCGGGGGTACTGGCACAACTCTCATAGCAGCAGAGAAGTTAGGACGAAAATGTTATATGATGGAATTAGACCCTAAATATATAGATGTTATTGTGAAAAGATGGGAAGATTATACGGGGAGTAAGGCAGAAAAAATATGAGTGAAGAGAAGAAAAACATAGAACGTGATAATCAGGAACAAACAGGAAGGGATGAAAAAGGAAGATATATGCCTGGAATAAGTGGAAATCCAAAGGGTAGACCAAAGAATTTAGTTTTATCAGAATTGCTTAGAGAAGAGCTAGAAAACAAACCAGAGGGGCAAAAAGAGGAATGGAAACTTTTATTTATTAGACGATTGCTACAAAAAGCAATCGGTGAAGGAGATAGTCAAGCATTAAAATTAATAATGAATTATGTTGATGGAATGCCAAAGCAAGAGATTGGTTTTTATAAGACAGATGAAGTAGATGAAGCAATCGACCGACATAAAGAAATTATCGAGCAAATACGTGGAGGGATTGGCTTCCCTCTTCGAATTGGAGAAGGAGAGATTGGTATTGAGCAAGAGCCAACTACAGATATTCCAGGCGATAGTAACAAAGGAGTATAAGCGTAATATCATAATTTGTCCCACTCAGTATGGGAAGAGTTTAACAGTAGCTCTTGCAGTATTGTGTTGCGTGGGATTGAACAATGAGAAATGGGTTATAGTAGCTCCTAGTGAGAAAAAGGCTAGGATTGTTATGAATTATATTACAGAACATATTTTTGATGATCCTGTATTTTATACGCAACTTGATGTTGCAGCATCAAAAGAACGTCTGAAGAAAGAAGCATCTAAAAAAAGAATAACCTTTAAGAATGGTGGAGAAGTATCAATCCTTACAGTAGATGCAAGAAACTCAAAGAAGAACATAGAAGCAGCAATGGGTTTTGGTAGTCCCAATGTAATTCTAGATGAGAGTTCCTTAATTGGAGATGTTCTATATGCAACGGTAAAGAGAATGTTAGGTGGGCATAAGGAGAACTTTATGCTTGAGATTGGTAATCCATTCTATAGGAATCACTTCTATAATACATGGGAGTATGAGGAAAAATATAACAAGATATTCATTGATTATCATCAAGCGATCAAGGAAGAAAGGTTTACTCAAGACTTTATTGAGGAGATGAGATCACAACCATTGTTCGAAGTATTCTATGAGTGCAAATTCCCTACAGAGGATGATATTGATCAAGATGGGTATAGACAGCTAATAACAGAGAAAATGATCCAGAAGGGCAAAATAGAACACTCAGGGCCATATAGATTGGGGATAGATGTAGGTGGTGGAGGTGATTATTCAGTAGGTGTATTACGGTCAGATACGTTTGCAGAAGTGGTTATGGAACACCAATCATCTGACATTATGACGAATGTTACTGAGGTGGAATCATTGGTAGAGAAATATAAGATAAAGCCTGAAAATGTATTCATTGATGACACAGGAATAGGCAAGGGAGTGTCTGATAGATTGAAGGAAAAGAAGCTAAATGTTACACCTGTCATAGTAGGATCAAAGGCTGAGGATAGTGAGAAGTTTATGAATAGAAAGGCTGAATTATCGTGGAATATGAGAGATTGGTTGAAAAATAGTGGGAAAGTTGTTAATAATGACATTATCCAACAGCTGAGTTGGTATAAATATAAGATTCAATCTGATCGGCAGATCAAGATGGAAGCAAAGCAAGACCTGAAAAAGAGGACAGGAAAGTCTCCAGATCATGCAGATGCACTTATGCTCACCTTTATGCCAGTAGTCGAACTTGATTTTCAATTTATATGAAAAAGAAAAAAGAGAGAGATGATCTAGTTATTGCATTCATTGCAGCAGGAATCCTCGGATCCTTCTTTACGATCATGTGGATCATAGGAATTTGACCTGCAAAAAAAAGAGGAATATAATAAGGGGGAATTAACTTACGACAATGGCGAATCCAGGAGGATAGCAATTTAATTAAGAGCCGCAGACGCGGCATTTTTAATTGTGAATATATGAATGAAGATCAAATTAAACTTCTAAGAAAGATTGCCAAAAAGAAATCCATTAAAGATATGGTCATTGCACTTATTGCAATGTTAGATGAGGAGGAGGCAGAAGAATATATTCAAACATTAGAAGACCTATGAAGATATACTTCCCGAATGATTCCAGAACTCCCATTGGAGGTGGATGGACATTCCTCACCAACATAACAAAATACATCTCTACTATTGATGATGTACAAGTTGTAAAGACAGATAGAGAGGCAGATATTATCTTTATCTGTGGAGCAACAATGATTAAGGGAGAGAAGTTAAAACAATGGAAAGAACAAGGAAAGAAAATTGTATTACGCGTAGATGGTATTCCAAAGGATTCTAGAAATAGAGGATGTGGAGTATCACGATTAAGGAACTGTGCAGATAATGCAGACCTCGTAATTTTTCAATCAGAATGGTCAAAAGATGAAGTGGGATATACAATCGAAGCAAAAGGTCCTGTTATTTATAATGGCTGTGATCAATCCATTTTTTATCCCTCTACTGCTGCAAAGCCGAAGTTTAATCTGACTTATCTCTATGTAGGTTATAGAAAGGATGAGAATAAGCGTGTGCCTGAAGCTATGTATCACTTTGCGCGATTATCAAGATCAGATCCAGAAAGGCGATTATCAATGGTAGGTAGATTCAATGATGATCTAGTGAAATATAACTTTGATCTTTGTAATAATGAGAAGGTAAAATTCTTAGGCGTAATGCAAGAAAGAGAAGAATTAGCGGATGTGATGAGGAGTCATCAAGTTCTCTTATTCCCATCATTTGCAGATGCATGCCCCAATACTGTAGTAGAGGCAATTAGTTGTGGTATGGAAGTGCAGTTTGTTAATGAGATAGGTGGAACTAGAGAGTTGTTAGTGTTTGAGAAGGGATTCTTTTCTCTAGACAGAATGGGTGGGGATTATATAGAAGAATTAAAGAAACTATAATGCCAGCATCATCAACGAGGATACAAACAGAAGCGTGGCTAAAACAGATTACTGTTGAGAAAGGAAAGAAGGTTATTGATATTGGCGCAGCTGTTAAGCCAATGAAGGATCGTATTAAGAGCTTTGAAGCAGATGAATATATAAAGCTAGATATTGAAGATCCTTTCGGTGCTCAAGAAGGATATACATCAGACATTATCTTTGATCTCAGTGAGCATATGTTGCCCGAACAGAAATGGATAGAACACTTTGATGTGGCATTTGCAATAGAAGTATATGAACATTGTTGGAATCCTGTACAAGCATTAGAGAATAGTAATGCCTTCCTAAGAAAGGGAGGAGTCTTATACGCTACGTTTCCTTTCATATACCCACGGCACAATCCACCAGAAGGTGATTATGTTCGTTACACAGAGGCAGGAGCAAGGAAGATACTAGAAGAGACAGGCTTTCAAGTAGATAAGGTTACACCAAGAATAACTACTAGCTCTTCATTTATAGCTTTTTGTGCAGGAGAATATATGAGACCAACTAAAAAGATACCTAATTATGAGCATGAGTTTACGGCATTTATGATTAAATCAAAGAAGTTATGAAGAAAGAAAACAGGGCGTTCCAAGGGTCATGGTTAATCTTTGCAGTATGGCTTATATTATTCTGGCCTATAGCAGTAATTTATTTAGTAATGAAATGGAAACGATGAATATATCAAGACTTAAAAGAATTAACAGACGAGTACCACAAGAAGTCTTTACCCGTGAAGAGATCAAACTAGAGATAGGCTGTGGAGATGATGACGGATCTATTAAACAAGGATTTATAGGAATAGACATAGAAGATTTCGGACAAGACATTGTATGGGACATTGAAGAAGGATTACCTTTCCCAGATGATTCAGTAGATCAAGTAGTATCTAAACACGTCCTAGAACATTTAAACGAACCTACATTTCTTTTAAACGAACTTCATAGAGTCATGAAGCCTGCCGCAAAAGCATTGATCGTTGTACCGCATATTACTCATTACGGGGCCTACGAGTTCACACATACTAAGTTCTTTACAGAAGAAACATTCAAATATCTCAACCGTCTAAAGAAACTACCGCGTTATGGAGTAAAACCCTGGAAGATTAATAATATGGTTGTAAATAAAAGAAATGAGATTCATGTTAATTTAACACCGATAAAAGAATGATGATATATCCGACAACACCAAGAGGAAAGCAAGCACTTACGGTCTCTCGTAATGATGATGATGTCTATAAAGTATTCTTTTATAAGAAGCTAAAGAAATCAGACAACCCATTAGATCTTAAATGGGGACGACATGAAGATGCTCCTACAGTGGGAGAAGCTAGTATTATTCAAAACATCTGTGCATATCACGGATTAGCTCCAATGGTTAAAGCAGTAGCTCTAGGAGATCTTGGACGTAAGTATTACGCTACTCAGATAATTGAAAAGACACACAAGTTTCCAACATCAACAGAAGAAGTTAAGGAAGTGTTTGATAAAGTTATTGAGCTTGGTAAACAATATGGGTTTGAATTAATAACTTACGATTGTTCTCCACAAGACATAATGGATGGAATGCTCATAGACTTTCAACAGTTTAGATTCACAGAAGATCCCAAAGAAATAATTGCTAAGTTCTATAAAGAAGCAACTAAATGGGGAAAGATTCAATACCAAGGGATTAAAGCCCTAAAGGTAAATGATGGCCCTAGACACATGGAGACTCGTATTAAAGAACAGAAACTAGAAGATATTGATTTCAAAGGTAAGACAGTTATTGACATAGGATGTAGTGGTGGAGAGTTTACACGATATGCAAAAGACCAGGGAGCTAACTCTGTTACAGGGTTTGATTTCAGAAAAGACTTACTAGGTGCTTCAATAGCATCAATCTATTTGGGTTATAGCGACATTGAGTATAAAGACAAGATTGACTGGGATTTCTCTAAAATAGATGTTTGTTTCTATCTTTCTATGAATCGTCATATCGGCTGGCCTTGGGAAAAGATTACACATATGCCAAAGATGTTAGTATTTGAACGTAACAAAATGGCATCTGGTCATGAGATACCTGAAGAAGAAGTTGTTAAGAATCTTGAGAAACACTTTAGTAATGTAGAAGAGTTGGGTACAGGAAGTGACCATGGATTTAAACCAATTTATCATTGTACTAGATGAATAAAAAACCGATATTAATTGTAGGACTTCCGAGGAGTGGAACGTCAATTTGTACTAGAATAATACAAGGACATATTGGAGAATTTCCTTTTAAAATAAATCGTTATGCAGAACCAGAGGAATTAATAACTATACATGAACGATGGTTAGCAAGATTTAACTATCCATATAAAGAAAAATTCTATTTTCCAAATGCAGTACAAGATTTGGAATTGATAAAGGATCTATCTAACTTCTTTTGGGCCTATAAAGATAAACCATGTATTATCAAAGATCCATTACTAACAGTATCCTTAAATAATATGAAGTTTAGGCATGCATTTTGGAGAGTGCTTATTAGACGCGATAGAGAATCAGTTATTGAGTCATGGGAATATCATAAGAAGATGAAGAGAGAAGATGCAGAGAAAAAGCATGATTGGTTTGCAGATAATTCTGTTAGTGGGAATAATTATATTTATTTTTCACGAAATAAAGAACAAATGATTAATTATTTAAAAGGCATTGTTAAAATGTTTGATATTATATGGGATCAAAAAATCTTTGATAAGCATTGGGATGAAGGACAAATTGAATATTATAAATTAAGTAAGAAAAAGAAATTATGACTACACAAAAAGCGTTAGATATTATTGAACAAATTACAACTGACTTTAGAGCGACAAAGCCTGAACGTCAAATGATAGATCAAGCTATGTTAATGGTATCTGAATCACTTAATCTTCTTGATAAAATAGCTAAAGAAGATAAGAAAAAGGAAAAAGAAGAAAAGAAATAAGATGAAAATCTTAATTGTCGTTGATTGTCCTGATTGGGCAATAAATAATTTAGTTGGCAGCATTGTCAAATATAATGATCGGCATAAGTTCTTTATTGTATATGCACATCCACGTAATGTGGCGCCAGCAGTGCAGGAAGTACAAAATATTTTAAGGGAACATACGATAGATGTTTGGCATGCTCAATATTGGAATAGTGGATGGCAATTAGCAGAATTATGTAAAGAACTGAGAGAAATACCAGGAATTGTCACACATCATAATCATAAGCATTTAAAAAAGAAAGATTGGAGTGAATACTTTGCTGCTAGTATAGTTCCAACTAATTATGGCGCTCAACAATTAACTCCTAGTGAAATCCCTGTTTATAAGATTCCTCATGGATTGGATCTTGATGAATTCTCTTATATTGAGAAACGTGATGATGATGAAAAGAGTGTTGGATATGTAGGAAGAATCTTACCGCATAAAAATATTCATAAGGTTTGTGCTGGAGCAAAGAATCTTGGATATAAAGTAATTGGATCAGGGTATATTGATAAACCAAAGTATTTTCAGGATGAAGTCCAGCAATATCTTAAAGATGAAACATTAGATTTCCAAGGTGGTGTGGGACGAGGGCAAATGAATAGCTGGGAGGCAAAAAATAGGTTATATGAACGGATGTCTGTATTTGTCATGTATTCATCTAGTGAATATGAAACAGGGACCCTTCCGTTATTAGAAGCAATGGCACGAGGTGTGCCAGTTCTTGCAACTGAACAAGGAATGGCGAGAGATTTAATTAAGGATGGGGATAATGGAGTTTTATTTAATGATGATAATTTTGAGCAGAAGTTGAAAATGGTGATGGAGGATAAAGACTTACAAGAAGCAATGAGACGCAAAGCAAGGAAGACAATGACGCAATATTCAGAAGAAAAGATGGCAATTCTTTATGACTATGCTTATTCAAACATAAGGCATGGATTACAAAAACGTATATCCGTAATCCTTCCAACATGCAATCGTGCTGATACATTGGGAGAAATATTACAATCTATAGAGAATCAGACATACAAAAATATTGAACTAATTATAATTGATGACGGAGATGATAATACAGAGCATGTAGTGAAAGAATTTAGGAATCAATCTTCTTTATCAATTAAATATATAAAGCAGGAGAATCCTAAATATGGGCTTGCAGAAGCTAGAAATAGAGGAATAATAGAGGCACGTGGAAAGTTATTAGTATTTGTAGATGATCGGTTAAAGATAGATGAGAATGCAGTAATGCAGTTTGTAGAAAATACAGATAGTAAACAATGGAATTTTGGTCAGAAACAAGTGAAGGGAAAGCCTTCTAATAAGAGAACATTCATAGAAAACTTTAGTGCTGTACATAAGGAGGATGTTGCATCAATTGGAATGTTTAATGAGAGGATCGAATGGTATGGAGGAATGAGTCAAGATATACGAGTTAAATGTGGGGAGGTTGGAATCAATCATAAGTATGTAGAGGAGGCAATAGCGCATGCGATTCGCCATGCACCAAAAATGAAAAAGCCTGAAGATATATGGAAATCAAAACTTCTGCTTTGGAAACTTTATACTTAATAGTATGAAATATATTAAATTAACACAGGGAAAATATGCAATTGTAGATGACGAAGATTTTGAATATCTAAATCAATTTAAATGGTATGCATCTAAAAATCGTAATACATTTTATGCTAAAAGGAATATTTATTTAGGGGGAGGTTCACAAAATCCTAAATCTACATATGAAGTGATGCATCGGGTGATTTTAAATATTTCTAGTAAGCAAAAACAAGTAGATCATAGAAATCATAATGGGCTTGATAATCGGCGGCAAAATATAAGAATTTGTACTGCTAGTGAAAATGGACAAAATCGAAAATCATATAAAAATACGAGTTCAAAATATAAAGGCGTAAGTTGGCATAAAAAAACTAAAAAATGGGTAGCGCATATTACTGTGAATAAAAAATTATTGTCGCTAGGATATTTTAAAGATGAACACAATGCAGCAAGAGCGTATAATAATGCAGCAATATCTCATTTTGGTGAGTACGCGTATTTAAATTTTAAAAATGAATAATTATATGGATAGGAAAAAACTTCGAGCAGTCATAACAACGTGGCATACACCTCATCAATATGATTTGATGATGGCTCTTAAAGATGATGTAGAGTTTGGAGTCATAGAGAATACAAACAAGAAGTGGTTAGGACGTCCCTTTCCTGATAATGCTGAAATGGTGACACATTATGAACCTGGGAAATATGACTTTGCGATATTGAATCTCGATCAGCAATGTATTGATGAAAATCTTTATAAGAGTCAGATATACCCACAGTTAAATTCAATTATTACAGATATTCCAAAGATAGTAATTCAACATGGTTCCCCAGTATGGCCAGAGAAGTATGCAAAAAATGGCATTACAAAAGACTCAGCGGAGCTTTTAATTAAGCAAGAGATTAAGAAACTTATTGGAGATAATCCAATGGTTGTGAACTCACATAGAGCGGCGACAGATAAAGAGTGGGGTTTTGGGCGGCCAATTATTCATGGCATGGATACAGAATATTGGAGACCTGCTGATTGGAAGGAATCAAAAGTTATTACTGCCTTATCTCCTGCTGGTTGTGATGAGTATTATAATCGGGCAATGATGACAGAGATAAGTAACATGCTTAAACGTAAGTATGGATATGTATTGCAATGGGCAAGAATTAGTAAAGAGGCGCGGTTTAATGAATATGAATTAGATAAGTATAGGGATTGGTTAGGAACTGCATTAATCTATGTAGATGTTTCGTATAGAACACCAATGAATAGAGCTAGAACTGAAGCTATGTTATCTGGATGTTGTGTTGTACAGGTAAAGGGAGCACATGATCTAGATAAGTTCTTTAAGGATGGAGAGAACATTGTATTAATTCCTAATGAGAAACCAAAGTTAATGGCTGATACCATATACGAATTACTTGAAGATGATAGAAGCAAGGCATTAGAGATTGGTAGGAATGCAAGAGAGAATGCAGTGAAGCATTTCAATCATAAGAATCTTCGTGACCAGTGGGTAGAATTATTAAAGGAATTAAAAATATGGAAGTAGGAATCTTCACGTTTAGCAAGAGACATCATAGGCCCATTGAGAAATGTGGATCGTCAATGATTAGAGGACAATGGTTATTGAATCATTGGCCAGAAGCAGAGTTCTATAACGAAGGAAAGAAGTATGATGTAGTTATCTTTCAAAAGGTTTGGTATAGGGAATTGTATGAGAATATTGATGCGATTAAGATTCTTGATCTGTGTGATCCTGAATGGATAACAGACGGATGGCCTATTGTGGAAATATCAAAGATGGTAGATGCAATCGTTGTTTCATCGAAGGGTCTACATAATTCATTGAAGAAGATAATCGATCCAAAGGATTGTGTAGTAGTATGGATAGATGATCGTATTGATTTAGATTATGTTGGTAAGCACAAGAAGAAACATGAAGGGCATGCATCTAAAGTAGGATGGTATGGCTATTCAAAGAATGGATCAGACTCTCTACAGCCCACGTTGTATACACTAAGGAGATATGGCTTAGATTTGCTTTGTATTGCAGAGAATCCAATTGAGTTTCCTGATTATGATGACATGATTTCTAATAAGGAACACGCATGGGCGACATTGCCTTTTGATGTATTAGCTGTGGATTTTGTTATCAATCCACCTATCATAAATGCAAGGGCAAAGTTTAAATCACAAAATAAGACTTATCTAGCTTGGGCATTTGGTCTTCCAGTTGCCCATACAGCAGAAGAGATGCAAAAGTATCTATCTGAAGATAATAGGAAGAAAGAGGGTGAAAGAGTGTATAAGTTAGTAAGAGAGAAATATGACGTGAAGCAATCGGTGGAAGAGTATAAAGAATTAATCGATCGGATATGCCAAATGAAAAAACAATCAAAATAGAGATTTCAGCAACAGAGGCAAAGTTTATTCAGTTCTATAGAGAGTTAAAATATGGGGATGCAAAGATAACAATTGTGGATAGTGAACCTGTACATGCTGTTGAAATTCATAAAAGTCACATATTCCAGGATAGAAAGAAGAAAAAAAGTTGACACTTCTTTTTCAAAAGGCGTACAATTAGGGTGAGTTTAGAATTTTTTTAGATAGAAATGGGCCGCGTAGACGATTATATTGCAAACTTTTTGCAAAAATATCTTCCAAAAGAGGAAAAAACGGAAAAACCCGTAGAAAAAGTACAAATAGAAGAAAAGAAGATCACAGAACCATCCTTGGAGGCACTTGGTACACCGAGTATGTTTTCATCTGAGCAGATGGGTGATCCTAATGCACGGGAACAATTAGCTGCATATGAGGGTTGGGTATATGCCTGTGTGCGTAAGATTGCAACTACCTCAGCAGGGGTAGATTTAAAGCTGTTTGAGAAACGCTCATCTGGTGTAGAAGAAGTAATGCAGCACGATGTCATTGATTTACTTCAAAGAGCTAATGATTTCATGACTTATTATGATCTCATTGAACTAACTGCAACATTTATGGAGTTAGTTGGAGAGGCATATTGGTGGAAAGTACGAGATGAGAGAGGACAAGTTGTAGAACTTTTCCCCTGGTTATCCCCAGATAGAATGAAGATCATTCCAGGGAAGGAGAAGTTTATTGCAGGATATGTCTATCAAATACCAGAGACAGGGTTAGAAGTACCATTTGATGCAGAAGATATTGTCTATTTCCGCTTTCCAGACCCAATGAAGAAGTTTAGAGGAGCATCCCCAGTTAGAGCTGCATCTCTTGATATTGCAACAGAAGAGAAGGCAAGGAAGTGGAACTGGAGATTCTTTCAGAATAGTGCGCAGCCTCACATGGCATTAGAGACAGAACATAAGATTGATCAGGATGCATTCGATCGTTTGAAGGTACAGTTTGAGAATAACCATCGTGGTGAGGTAAATGCATATAAACTAGCTATTCTTCCACAAGGAACAAAGCTCAATCCTATTGGTTCTACACACATGGATATGGACTTTATGAATCAGAGAACATTCTCTCGTGATTCAATTCTAGCAATGTACGGAGTTCCAAAAGCAGTGTTGGGATTAGTTGAGGATGTGAATAGAGCAAATGCAGATGCATCAAAACGTATCTTCCTTGAGGAAACAATCACACCCTTTATGAAGAAGATTGTAGGAACTATTAATGAACAATTAATAGCAGTTGATTTCCAGGATAATCTTTTCTTTGATTTTGATGATCTAACACCTGAAGATCAAGATCAGAAATTAGCACTATATAGTGAGGGGTTAAAAGATGGTTGGTTGACGCGAAATGAAGTTAGATTAACGGAAGGATTTACTGAAGTAGCTGGTGCTGATTCTCTATTAGTTCCATTTAATCTTGTAGAGGTTGGATCATCAACTGTACCTGAAACAGAAGAAGGAGAGAAGATGATACGAAAGAGAGAATTCAATATGCAGAAGAAGTATAGAACTGAGTATGATTTGATTGAAGAAGAGGTTGTAAAGACATTGCAGAAAAGAAAGAAGAAGACAGAAAAGAAGATTAAAAAGGTTGTAGAAGAGAAGGCGCCAAAGAAGAAATCCCCTGCCTGTAGAATGTCCGATGAGACGCAAGGTGCGTGTGTGAATCGAAAGATACCAGAGATAATGAAAGAAGACCCGACATTAGAACAGAGTCAGGCAGCAGCAATAGCAATCAGTACGTGTAAGAAACCTTGTGAGAGCAAGGATCAAAAAAAAAAGGGTAGCTTCTCCGATGAGTCCAAGTTAAAGATTTGGGAAATTAGGGAGAAACAAATAAGACGAGAAACCCCTACATTCACAAAGAAACTAAAGAAACTCTTCAATGACCAAGAAAAAAGAGCATTGGCAGGGTTCGAAGGAAAGAAGTTTGCTAGAACGGATATTGAAGATATTCAATTGGATCCTGATGAGGAGTCTGAGATTTTCACTAGTATTCTTTTGCTTAGTTTTATTGGTGTTGCTGTTAGAAATGGTAATCAAACTGCTCAGTTATTTAACCTACCCGTAACTCTAGATGAGACAGATCCTGTAGGGTTCTTAACACGATCAATCAATAAATTTGCTAAGGAAACGACAAAGGATACTAATAGTGCAGTAGCAAAATCCTTGGGAGAAGGGATTAAAGAAGGAGATTCTCTCCCGAAGTTAAGAGAGAGAGTATCAGAAATCTTTACACATGCGGATAAGGTACGGGCAGAAAGGATTGCTAGATCAGAGCTAACACGGGTTACGACATGGGCAAACGAAAGAATATATAAAGATGCTGGGATTGAGTTTAAAGAATGGTTCACTAATCCTGGTGCATGTCAGTGGTGTATCCCAATGCAAGGGAAAGTGATTCCAATTAGTGGAAAGTATTGGAGTTTAGGGGATGAAGTAGTAGGAAATGAAGGTGGATTATTGCCTGTGAGCTATACAACTATTGAAAGACCACCTCTACATCCAAATTGTGTTACAGGAGATACTAAATTTGTATCGCCAGATGCAACGAAAATAACTCGATTTAAATATTCAGGCGACATCTTTAAACTTCTTTTTGCCGATGGAACTGAGTTGTCCGTCACCCCTAATCATATGCTCCTTACATCTAACGGATGGAGAACTGCTAATAGATTGCGTAAGGGTGATAATATACTTAAGAGCAGCAACATCAAAGGGATAGTCACGGGTAACCCAGACGATTACAACAGTCCAGCCAGCATTGAGGAGATATTTAGTGCGCTTTTGGTGTCTGAGGGCGTGACGGCTCGTAGTATGCCAGTGACCACCGAAAATTTCCACGGCGATGGAGAATTTGGGCAAGGCGAGATCGACGTTATATCTTCCGATGGCCTTTTGAGGGATAACCTGGAATCCTCTTTTCTCAAAAAGTTTTCTAACTTTAATCTCAATAGGAGAAATACCAAGTCCCTTAATTTCTCTGGTCCGAGCGATCTTTTCTCTGTGCTCGTCGCTTTGAATCTTGCCGCGGATGGCATCATGAGCGGCAGCAGTATTTTGTCGGTGATCAATGACAGTGCGATTGCGCATCATCAATCTATTCGCCTCAGAGATACTGCGAATTATAATACCCGCTTTAGTAAGGCGACGTCGAATAGTTCCTCGATCAACACCAAAGCGATTAGCGAGGCTTTGCAAGGAATGTCCAGAATTATAGAGAGTGCAAAGTTGGTTAGTATCGAGGTCCTGCCATTTCATAATTATGTGTATGATATTGAATCTTTAAGTACATCTTACATCGCCAATAGCATAGTGTCTAGTAATTGTAGATGTGATCTGTTGCCTGTAGTGCCTGGCTTCTCTTGACAGATAAAAGGTATACAATCTATATTTAAAGTAGTTTGACCATACTTGAGTAGGCGAGCAAGTTAATTGATTGCCTATTTTTGTTATGAATACAAAATATCAATCAGCTTATACGAAAAGCATAGACGGAAATAAGTTGACTGGAGGATTAGGATCGACACCAGATGTTGATCGAGATGGAGATATTGTTTCTCCAATGGGTATTAAATTAATGAACTTTTTGAAGAACCCACAGCTATTGTGGTCGCATGATATTCATGGTCTCCCTATTGGGAAGGTCACAGATGTCAGAGTGAGTGAGAAAGGTTTAGAGTTTGATGCTGAATTTGCAGTAGATGAGAATCCATTTGCAAAGAAAGTAAGGGATTTAATGAAGGGTGGATTTTTGAATTCATTCTCTATTGGCTTTATCCCACGGGAAAGAGAGAATGAGACCATTACAGAGTCAGAATTGATTGAGATTTCTGTAGTAAATGTACCTGCTAATCCTCAAGCATTGCTTTCAAGGGAATATAAATCATTCCAAAAGGAAATTAGTAAGAAGCAATTAAGTAGAACACAAAAGAAAATTAAGATACTAAATAGTCTATACAAATAATATGGCTAAAGCTAAGAAAGAAGAACTAAAAGAAGAGGACAAAAAGGAAGAGGAAGTCCTTGAAGAGGAAACTTCTGAAGAAGAAGTATCCGAAGAAGCAGTCGAAGAAGAGGCTGCTGAAGAAGAAGCTGCTTCTGAAGAGGAAGCAGAAGAAGAATCAGAAGGTGAGGACGAAGCCGAAGAGGCTGAAGAGAAACCTGAAGAGGAAACTTCAGAAAAGGAAGATGAAGCTGAAGAAAAGCAACTTCGCTCAGAAATTGTAAAAGAGATTTCTGATGAGGTTACAAAATCAGTAACAGCTTCCATTACAAAATCAGTTGCTAGTAAGATTTCTAAAAAGAAACAGGCAACAAAAGCTAATAAGGTAAAAAAAGAGAAAATGTCAGGTGACATTAAACATGTAGAAAAGATGGTCAAAATTCACCACAATTCTAAAGGTGAAACCATCGAAATGGAGAAGAGTAATGTAGAAACTCTTGCTAAATGGTTTGGTGCAATCGCTACCAAGCATCATTCAAATGCTGAGAAGTTTTACGATCAGCTAGAGACAAAGTTGGAGCCAATGGTTGTTGGTACAAATGCAGACGGTGGATTCTTAGTACCTACAATTCTCACCGACATTTTGATTGATATTGCTAATGATGCAGCTGTCATTCGACCGCGTGCAACGATCATTGATCTTTCAGGACCAGGTGCAACGTTTGCGTTCAACCAGGTAGTTGGACGTCCACAAGTGAGTTGGACTGGTGAGAATGTTTCGAAGTCTACGACTTCTCTAACATTGAACCAGGGATCTCTTACGCCATATAAACTTTCTGCAATTCAGGGTGTTTCACTCGAACTATTGCAAGACAGTGCAACGGCAGTTATCCCTCTACTCACGCGACAGTTTGCTGAGGCAATTGCTCGTGAAGAGGATCGCGCATTCATGGTTGGAACGGGTGCAGCACAGCCAACAGGTATTGATACTGCAGCTAATGTTCCAACGGTAGATGCAAATTTCTCACTGGATTATGGAGATTTCTTAGATGTCTATTACAGACTCCCACAATCATATCGAGAGAGTGGACGAGCAGTATGGATCATGAACGGACGAACAATTAGTGCATCTCTTGGTATCCTAGATAGTAATAATCGACCGATCTTTGATTCTAATGGTGCTAATGATGTAGTTACGAACAAGCCTGTTCAACGGATCCTTGGTGCTCCTGTTCTTGAGCAGAATAATCTTGCGTCAAGTAAGATTTTCTTTGGAGACCTTAGTGCATACTACATCGGTGATAAGATGAAGATGACTGTTGATACAACGACAGAAGCTACGGTTGC